TAGCACAAGAGCTTGAATGTAACTTTAATGCATCAGGCGAAACAGTCATCTCGGCCGAGGACATCAACAGGCTAGATGCCAGCATATGCGAACCAAAGTACCGAGTTGGGTTTGATCGAAACCTTTGGATTTGGGAGCAATACGATGCTTCCTGTTCTTATCTTTTGTCGGCAGATGTCGCCAGAGGCGATGCCGCCGACTATTCCGTGTTCCATGTTATCAAATTGGAGACAATGGAAGTCATAGGAGAGTATCAGGGCAAGCCAAACTTAGAACAGTTCGCATCTATTTTAGACAGCACAGGCAGAGAGTATGGAAACTGCATGCTCGTCGTGGAAAACAATAGTTTGGGGATTTCCATCTTAGAGAAACTACAAGAGAGGGAATACCCAAATCTCTACTTCTCTATCAAGGGCACACACGAATATATAACAGAAGCACAGGCGCAAGGAATAAACAACTCTGTTCCTGGGTTCACCACATCTTCGAAAACTCGTCCTCTAATAATCGCTAAGATGGAAGAATTCATCCGTAACCAACTAATTACTTTGTATTCTTCACGAATAATCGGCGAATTCAAAACTTTCATTTGGCATAACAATAAAGCACAGGCTATGAGGTCATATAATGATGACTTGGTGATGGCATTTGCAATAGCGTGTTGGGTGAGAGACACAGCACTAACAGTTAATCAAAGAGATATGGAATATAATAAAGCAATGATGACTTCTATGATAGTTTCTAGTAAGGAAATGATTACAACCATCGCAGGAATGGAAGGGCATGAAAAAAATAATCAAGAGAAATTAAGAAATCAACAAAAACAATATAAAGATTTTGTATGGCTGATTAAAGGATAAAACAAATGGCAAGAAGACACGGAAGAAATCCCAATAATCCATCATCAGACTTATTCAGAAGTCTGACAAAGATATTTTCAGGGCCCATCGTCAATAGAAGGACTCAGACGGGAAGAAGGCTAAGAAGAAATCAGCTTGATAAATATGCCTCTCGCTTTAAATCAGCAAGCGGGCAGCAATTTAAGAGAAGCAATAATCTTCCATTTGGAAATTTACAGCCTCAGATAATGAACAATCACAATCGCGCAGAGCGATATGTTGATTTTGATCAAATGGAATACACGCCGGAGATTGCTTCTGCTTTAGATATTTATGCAGACGAGATGACGGCACATTCTGCTTTGCAGCCAATGTTGTCTATCAAATGTCACAATGAAGAGATTAAGGCAATGCTTCACACTCTATATGGCGAGGTTTTGAACATAGAGCACAACCTCTTTGGATGGGCCCGATCAATGTGTAAGTATGGAGACTTTTTTCTCTATCTTGATATCGATGATGAATATGGAATCAGAACCTGCATTGGCTTACCATCTCAGGAGGTTGAAAGGCTAGAGGGCGAAGACAAAACAAATCCTGATTATGTTCAGTTCCAGTGGAACTCTGCCGGCCTTACTCTAGAAAACTGGCAGATGGGGCATTTCCGTATTCTTGGAAACGATAAGCATGCTCCATATGGTACATCAGTATTGGAACCAGCGCGCCGAATCTGGCGTCAACTTGTTTTGCTTGAAGATGCAATGATGGCATATCGTATTGTCCGTGCGCCTGACAGAAGAATGTTTAAGATTGATGTTGGCAACATTCCTGCTAACGAAGTTGAACAATATATGCAGAAAGTCATGACTCAGATGAAAAGAAATCAAATTGTTGATGCAGATACTGGCCGTGTCGATCTCAGATATAATCCTCTCTCTATTGAAGAAGATTACTTTATTCCCGTCCGCGGCGGATCTCAAACGGATATCATCCCTCTTGCTGGTGGCGCCCATTCGGGTGACATTGATGATGTTATATATTTAAGAGATAAACTCTTTGCCGCACTGAAGGTGCCGGCATCATATCTTTCTAGGGCAGAAGGCGCCGAGGAAGACAAAACAACTCTTGCTCAAAAAGACATCCGCTTCGCCCGAACTATTCAGAGACTCCAGCGCTCTGTAGTTTCTGAGCTTGAAAAAATTGGCATCATCCACCTTTATACGCTGGGCTACCGAAGTGATGACTTGGTATCTTTTGAGCTTTCGCTCGCCAACCCATCAAAACTTGCCGAACTACAAGAACTAGAACACTGGAAGGCTAAGTTTGATGTCGCCGGATCGGCAGCCATTGAAGGATACTTTTCACGCCGCTGGGTTGCGCAACACCTATTCAGTGTTTCTGAGGAAGAATTCCTTCGCAATCAACGCGAACTGTTCTATGATCGTAAGTTCGACGCGACCCTTGAAGCAACCGCAGCAATGACCGCAGAAGCAGCAGCGGGAGCAGCAGGTGGTGGTGGCATGGGCGCTGAAATGGGCGGCGGAGGCGGCGGCGGAGGCATGGCAGATCTCGCTGGCTTGATGGGCGGAGGAGCCCCGGAAGAGGGGGGCGAAGAAGCGCCGCCAGAAGAAGGTGGTGGAGAAGCCCCAGCAGAAGAAGGCGGAGAGGAAGATATGCTACTCTCCGCGCCAGATGAGGAAGCTCCTCCTGGCCGTAGAGAAGATGGATATTATACGAAGGGATCGAAAGGTAAGCCTTACTACCCAGTTGCATATGATAAGAGGAAGTCTGCCGGCAGAGGAAAGAATTATAAAAGTGCATATAGGCCAGAAATCGCCACTAATCGAACAACATTCCCGGGCAAAACTGGATATGGCGGGCTGGATTCTCTTTCTAAAGGGCTATTTGAAGAACGAGAATCTATTTATGAAGGAAAGGAATTGCTCGAAGAGAGAAAGCTTTTTGAAAAGAATCATGAAGTCAGAAGGTTGGTTGAAAGCCTAAAGAATTTGGAGCGAACGAAAAAATGAAGCTTAAACATAATAAAAAGAGAAACACAGCTTTTGTCTATGAGGCGTTGGTTAGAGAAATCGCCAAAGCAGTCGTCAGAAAAGATGAGAACAGAAAGAGCTTGATTGTTAAAATCATGAAGGAGCACTTTGCTCCTAATAATATATTGGCAAAAGAGTTACAGCTTTATAAGGCATTAGAAGAAACAAAAGGTTTAGATGTCTATACTGCCGAGAGGTTGATAAAAGAAGCACGAGCAGACTACCACAAGCTTGATCAAAATGATATATTCAAAAGCCAAACAAAACTTATAAACATTATCAATAAGAATTTAACTTCAGAAGTGTTTTCTAATTTTGTTCCCAACTATAAGAATTTGGCAACAATAGCTCAGGTATTCGGTACCGATGCCAATACCAAAGAAAGAGTTCTTCTTGAGAGAAAGCTTCTTGGCGCCATAGTGATGAAAGAAGGCGCACCAGCAAAGTCAAAAAACATGCCGCACATCGACGGCTTAGTTTACAAGACATTTGTTAAAAAGTTTAATAAGAAGTATGACAAAGAATTGCTACCAGAACAGAAGCAGCTTTTAAATCATTTTCTAACATCTTTCACAGATAATGGTGTTGAGTTCAAAATGTTTTTGAGCGAAGAAGTTGGAAGACTAAAGAATAGTATTACAAACGCTCTGAAAGAAGATAATTCTGATATCGACAATGATATGAGAGATAAAACAAAACTAGTCCTAGAGCGCCTTGAAGAATTCAAAAAGACTAGAATCGACGATAACATGATAAAGGGAGTGCTTAAAATACAGAGCTTGGCTTCTGAGGTATTATCATGACAATAAAGGTGACTGTCGGAGGGGCAGAAGAACAGCCACAGACAGCCGCAGAGAAAGATTCTCCCGTTGTTGCCAATGTGAAAATGAAGATGCGCCGAGCTATGAATGGCGACATTATGGTGTTTGATCATGCAGATATCGATATTGTGATGTCTCCCATGACAAGCAAGATAGTTGTCTTCGCGAAGGAAATAATGAGCGATCTTGTTTATGGCGCGCAAGATAGACTATTCAGCTTCATGTCGAAGAAAGGAATAGTGGATAGAGCATCTGTGCAAGCCGGAAATGTATATGGCTCCATGGAAGGGACTATAGTCGCCGGCGTGGACAGGGATTCTTTCCGCATGGCATTGATTAATATATCAAAATGGATAGATGAAGAGCGTCCATATTTTGAGTTTGCTGAAAAGTTTGGAGACTTGGCCGTTGATAGATTTACGGATCCGGACCAAGAAGAGTCTACAGAGCTTGGCGAAGTCCCGCATGATGAACAAAAGGGTGTCTTGCGCCCTGGTTACAATTATGGCCCTTACTGGCAAAACTATACTTACGAGTAGGAGCTAAGTTGGAACTTTTAACATTCGTCCTCGCCGCCTACGGAATGACACAACTATTATGCTACGGCTTCATCTTCAACAAAATCCGCCCCAAGCATCACTTCTTCCATTGTCCAATGTGTGTGGGCTTTTGGGTAGGAG